ATATCCCTATCAACAGTGTAGTTATCAACTAACTTTGACATAGAGTCTCTTATCTGCTTAGAGGTCTTGTTAGGAAATGCCTCTAGGAGGTCTTCTAAGGTGGCATAGCGGCCATGATTCTCTAGGTAGGCTATGTAGGGGTTAACCTTACGCTTGCGTGGCTGTATACGCTTTTTCATACGTTGAACCCTTTAGCGTTCAGAGCCTTAGTTAATTGCCTCATCATAAAGTAAAACCCATACTCTTGACATAAACGAACAAAACGATTTAACACATCATTGATTTTGTGATCTTCGTGCATATCTTCATACTCACCTTTAGTGTAGTCAAAGGCTTCTTCGGGTAAAAACTCATCATCAGGGTACATTTCGAACAATCCTTATGTTAAGCCCTACTGTACATAGGCTAAATAGTCTAAGTACTAAGTATATAGTAAATATTATACATAGTATATATGTAATACATAGCCTAAGTAGCCTACATAGCCTATATAGATTTAGGGTATCAGAGAAAAACAAAGTTGTCAAGTCAATCATCAGTGCTGTTACGTTTACTTACAATGTCATCATCTCCTTCATTGATTAATCGTACATTACCAACAGCAGCGATATCATCTCGGACATAACGAAAACAATCATTGCATAAGTCAATATACTGGTGTGTTCGAACACTACGCCTAGAGGCTTCGTAGTCACTTAAGGCTTCATTGCAGCTAATGCATCTCATTTAAGATCATCCTTCATAGAGTCAATCAACGAAACAAGTCGATAGTACTGAACATGCTCTCTTTCTGCTTCTTTATCAGCAGCATCAGCATGGCCTAATGCAATGGCTATGTTAGCCTTGATTTGAAGTTCAACTAAGTACAGTAACTCATCCAACATCTCTTTAGTCATAGAATACCCTCCAGAATCGATTAAAACAGGCCTAGAAGCGATTATCTAGGCTAAGGTGGTGTCTACCTACATGAGAGCATCTTCAACGCCTTGTAGAGCCTCTAATTGCTTAGCGTGTTTCCCCACGTATACCAAGCAACGGGAAAATTATTCACCAATTCCGGCTCACTTCGACCCTCACACTTCGCCACTGCCCAATCAAGGGCAGCACCAGTTAGTTGATTTGTTTTCATGTTAAACCCCTAAAAAGATAAGTACAGCGAACAATACACCGAAAGCACTACCACCAAGATACAACACAAGATCATTAGATTTATTCGTAATCATCAGCATCCTCCAAGAATATGTTTAAAGCATCTCTAAGCTCAGTAGCATCATCCAACGAGATAGGTACGCTAGAATGTCCCCTAAACAACCAGATAGACAACCACAGTCCATCCTCATGCTGACTTAAGCATACTCTATCACCGTCTTTCGTCTTTATGTCTAAGTTCATACTGTTTCTTCCTGATAATGTGAGGCGATCTCGTGCCAGTTTACATCAGAGATAAACGCTAGCGCATAATCACGGGCAAGACCTGACGATGAAGCATGGATGTAATCTTCAACATATTGTCTTGCTTCGTCAGCGTCCCAAACCTGATCAAGACCATCGAAGATCTCTAGATTGATTCTCCAAGTAGCGTAGTTAGTCCAGCCGTTGTAAGTTGATTTGCTCATGATATTTAATCCTATGATTAGATTGTTGATCCGTACTCGATAGCGAAGATAGGCTCACGTGTAAACTTATCGACAATGACTAGATTGTATTGATCATCTTCGATATCGCCTAATGATGGGTTTTTGATGTAACCTTCATCAACCATTACTTTTAAGATATCATCGTATTCTGAGTCTATGTCTAAGGTTATGCTTCCTGCGTTATACCAAGCATTCCATGTCCATCCCTCGTCACCGTCCGCCCAAGCATCAATTGATAATACTTTGTAAGTTGCTTTGCTCATGATTGTTTCTCCGTAGTTGACTTAGCGGAATTGCTTTGTCGATGTGTTCATACTAACTAACTGATTTTGCCTTGTCAAGGTACTTTGAAGCCTATCCGATGAACGGACAATAATCCAGGATGAATGGTAGTGTTGTTCGAATACAACGTTTCACGTGGAACACTGCACTGGCTTAGGTGTATCTATATGGTGCTACACAGTCACACACTTTACCTGCACAGTTACCTGCACAATCTCAATTGTCATCCTAACGACAATCTATGATTTCATATAATGTATTGTCGTCGTAGTGACAATCTATGACTTTGTATATTGAATTGTCATCCTAGCGACAATCTCTATTGTATTCTGTATACAGTATACGACATAGGGGGAGGGGTGTAGTAGTGGTGTAGATTGTTGTGGTGCTACCTAGACACAAAAAAGAGCAAAATAGGAAAGCTATTTAGCCTCAAAAAAAGCTAAAAAGTAACTTGATAATGATAATTCATTACTATTAAGAAATCTCTTAAGAATCAATGAGTTATCTATAAAGCCTCTGCGGAGCCTCTGACACCATGTAAATGGAGTCCCGCCATAGCCTTGATTGATGTGTAGTCTGCACTGAATCTGCACTGGTTAAAACACAGTCTACACTGACAATAACCCTACAGTAGTAGTCAAGACACTTTACAACAATATCATTTGTATGCTACAATAGATACTTCTATGTAGGCTATGAACAAAACATCGTATAAAAACTAAATAATAGTAGACATATAACTTATCGTCATACACTACATTGTAGATACATAAAATTATATACACCTTACAGTCCTGCCTTCCGGCAGAGAAACTATATAGAGGTAGTGATGTCCGAAATTAAAACTGAAGTTATATCTGATCTTTGTTCGCTACCTTCATCGGTCAGCCAGGATGTCGTGGCAGTCAATGAAGAAAAGAAAGTGCCTGCGAAAAAAAGGAAAAGAGGAAGACCTAAGAAGGAAGAAGTACGGAAGTACATTAAGAGACCTAAAAGAGGTAGACCTCCTGGTGAAGCAGCAAGGATTAAAGAACTAACAGCTTCACTGTTGCTGACACACTCACAGGCTATCATCAGGAAGATAGTACATAAGGCTCTGAATGATGAGGATAAGGATCAGATGGCAGCATTGAAGTTGTGTGTTGATAGGATGTTGCCAGTAAGTTACTTTGAGGATAAAGGTGCTGGTGGAGGCTCTAGAGCCATTACCATCAACATTACTGGAGTGAATGACAACCCAGTAGAAATGATTGAACATGAACCTGTTGACGTAGAAACTACTTTGATTGATTACGAGGAAGATGATGGATCTGCAAGTTAAACTTCTTCCTTGGCAACAAGATGTCTTTAAAGATCCAGCAAGGTTTAAGATCATAGCTGCTGGTAGACGAACAGGTAAATCTAGATTAGCAGCTTGGACACTGATCATAGAGGCATTACAGACTGAGAAAGGTCATGTCTGGTATGTAGCACCTACGCAGGGACAAGCTAGAGATATTATGTGGACTACGCTGTTAGAGCTAGGCCATACAGTCATTAAAGGCAGTCATGTGAATAACATGCAGATTACTTTAGTGAATGGTGCAATGATATCGCTAAAGGGTGCTGATAGACCAGAGACAATGCGTGGTGTTAGTTTAAAGTACTTAGTGATGGATGAGTACGCAGACATGAAGCCACAGGTGTTCGAACAGATCTTAAGACCTGCTTTAGCGGATCAGAAGGGTAGAGCAATGTTCATCGGAACACCAATGGGTAGAAATCATTTCTATGAACTGTATAAACTAGGTGATAGTGGTAAGGATCAGCATTACAAGGCATGGCACTTCACTAGCTTTGATAATCCATTGTTAGACCCTGAAGAGATTGAAGCTGCTAGAGGATCAATGTCTAGCTTTGCTTTTAGACAAGAGTTTATGGCATCGTTTGAGGCTGCACAGTCGGAGATCTTTAAAGATGAATGGATTAAGATTACTGACGAAGAACCTGAAGATGGTAACTACTTCATTGCGGTGGATCTATGTGGTTTTACGGATTCATCTCAGGCGAACAAGACGAAAAACTCTAAGTTGGATGAAACAGCGATAGCCATTGTTAAGGTTAACACTAAAGGCTGGTGGGTTGCTGATATACAGTATGGTAGATGGGATGTCCGAGAAACAGCAGTGAGGATATTAAAGGCTGCTAAGGACTACAGAGTCAATGCTGTAGGGATTGAAAAAGGTGCACTGAAGAATGCAGTAATGCCTTATATGAATGATCTGATGAGGAGGTTGAATTACTATCCTCGTATTGAAGAGTTAACACACGGTAACAAGAAGAAGACAGATAGGATTGTTTGGTCACTACAAGGACGATTTGAACACGGTAGGATTGTACTAAAAGAAGCTGATTGGAATAACAAGTTTATAGACCAACTGATGCAGTTTCCTGATAGCAAGACTCATGATGACTTAATAGATGCTGTTAGTTACATTGATCAAATACAGGTAGCAGATTGGAATCAGAACTTGAATGAAGAAGAGTACGAAGTCCTAGACACAACAATAGGTTGGTGACAATGAAATTTGAATCTGAAATCACACCTCAGAATGCCTTAGTAGCCTTCGTCATGGATCGTTGTAACGACTGGCGTAACTATAGGGACGAGAACTACATGGATCGCTGGGACGAGTATGAGCGTCTCTGGCGAGGTCTTTATGCTGATGAGGATAAAACAAGGGATTCTGAGCGTTCAAGGCTTATTAGCCCTGCCCTACAGCAAGCAGTAGATAACAAACAAGCTGATCTTGAAGAAGCTGTGTTCGCTAAAGGTGTATTCTTTGACATCAGCGATGACATCAGCGATCAGGATAAAACTGATGTTGAAAAGATGAAGTCTTTGTTGTCCGAAGATTTCAAGAAAGATAAAGTACGTAAGAACATTGGTCAGATCATGACCTTAGCAGAGATCTACGGTACTGGTATCGGTGAAATCATTGTCAAACAAAAGAAGAGTCTATCACCAGCAACACAGCCTACAGCACAGCCTGGATTGGCTATGATTGGTGTTAACACTAACTATAGAGTATCGGTAGACTTAAAACCTATCAATCCACGTAACTTCCTTGTTGATCCTAACGCAACCACCATTGATGATGCAATGGGTTGTGCTGTTGAAGAGTATGTAGGTAGACATGCAGTTATTAAAGGCATGGAAGATGGTGTTTATAAAAAGATAGCTATTGGTGACGCATCCTTAGACACTGACCTAGAGCCTAACCAAGACTTAACTTACTATCAATCAGATAAGGTATTACTACTTCGTTACTATGGTTTAGTACCTAAGAAATTGTTAGATAACCTTGATGACTTATCTTTTGAAGATGATGAGTTGTATTCAGAGATGGTAGAAGCTTTGATCGTTATTGCTAACGGAGAAGATCTACTCAAAGCTGAAGAAAACCCCTTCATGATGCAGGACAGACCTGTTGTTGCCTACCAAGCTGATAGCGTTCCTGGTCGTTTCTGGGGTCGTGGAACAGCTGAGAAGGCATATAACATGCAAAAGGCTGTTGATGCACAGATTCGTAGCCATGTAGACTCTTTAGGGCTTACAGCAGCTCCTATGATGGCTATAGATGCCTCTAGATTACCTCGTGGACAGAAGTTTGAGATCAAACCAGGGAAAAATATCCTTGTCAATGGTAATCCAGCAGAGATTCTACAACCCTTTAAGTTTGGTGTTACGGACAAATCTAACATCGAAACAGCTCAAATCTTTGAAAGAATGATGTTACAGGCTACAGGTACGTTAGATACAGCTAATTTACCTGCTCAAGTTAGTGGTGGTGATGCAGCAGCGGCTGGTTTAGCGATGGCTGTTAGCGGTATTATCAAGAAGAACAAGCGTTCTTTGGTGAATTTCCAAGAAGATTTCCTTATTCCGTTCGTACAGAAGGCTGCATGGCGGTATATGCAGTTTGCTCCTGACCGTTATCCTGTAAAAGACTTTGAATTTATCCCAACAGGTACGCTAGGGATGGTTGCTAGAGAGTTTGAACAGGCTCAGATGATGGCAATGATGTCTACGTTAGGTCCAAACAGTCCTATCGTACCGTTATTACTGCAAGGAATTGTTGAATACTCATCATTACCTAACCGTGAGAGCTTACTACAGCAACTTCAGCAGCTAACACAGCCAAATCCTGAGCAACAACAGGCTCAACAGCAAGCTACACAGCTTCAATTAGCTGATGCACAAGCTACAGTGCAGGAAAAGCAAGCTAGAGCACAAAAAGCAGCAGCAGAGGCTCAGAAAGCGTCTATAGAGGCTCAGCTAATGCCTGAAGAGGTAAGAGCTAAGATTGTTAATGCAGCCACTCAGAACCTTCCTAACAACGATGACTCAGCAGAGCGTGAATTCCAGCGTAGAATTAAGATTGCTGAGTTAATGTTGAAGGAAGAAGATATCAAAAGCAATGAAAACATAGCCAAGATGCAAATGGAGACTAAAAAACAGGTAGATAAGCAGTTTACCGATGCTCTTGGTGAGTAATCATGGATGAGGAAAAACTACTACAGCTAGCTGCTGTTGTTGGTAAGTTAAAGAAGAAAGTAAGTGAGCTAGACTCTAAAGCAGATGCCATCAGTAAACTAGAAGGACCACAAGGTAAACAAGGTCCTAAAGGTGACAAAGGTAACCCTGGTAAAGACGGACTACCAGGAAAAGATGGTAGAGATGGTGTTGACGGTAAAGATGGTAAAGACGGTAAACCAGGTAAGGATGGTGTATCAGTTGTTGATGCTTACATTGACATTGACAACTCACTGGTACTTAAGTTGTCTAATGGTATTGAAGTCAGTGCTGGTGAGTTACCACAGACTTCTAAGTCCAAAGACAACATATACATTCAGAATACACAGCAGTTTGGATTAGATGGTTTACCTGATGCCACTGAAGACCCTGTACCAGAATACTTTCTTGTTAGACAAGACGGACAATGGAAGAAAGCTTCGTTTACTTACTTACTTGGTTGGCTTAGTGTTGCGAACATCCTGGCTACTGAAAACGGTGATTTCCTCACCACAGAAGCTGGTGACTACATTATCATGGAGTAGACATGGCTGACGTAAAGATATCAGCACTATCAAATGCATCAGCATTGGCTGGTACTGAAGTTGTACCTATCGTACAAGGCGGTAACACTGTAAAGACAACACTCAGTAACATTGCTGCTTTGTCTGGAAACGGTACAGTAACTTCAGTAGCTTTGTCAGTGCCTACTGGTCTAACTGTAACAGGATCACCAGTAACATCAGCAGGTACGTTAGCAATATCAAACACGGCTGGTTATGCGATCCCTACCACATCAAAGCAAACTGATTGGGATACTGCTTATGGATGGGGTAATCATGCTACGGCTGGTTATGCTGTAGGAGTAACAACCATTACTGCTGGTACTGGATTGTCTGGTGGTGGTGATTTGTCCGCTAACAGAACCATTAACTTAGCAAATACAGCAGTTACAGCAGGTTCATATACCAATGCTAATATCACTGTTGATGCACAAGGTCGTATCACATCAGCAGCTAACGGTACAGGAGGTGGTGGCGGTACAACAACATATGCCGCTACCTTTGACAATAGCGGTACTGGAGCTGCTTCAGGAACTACCTTTGATGGCTCTGTAGCACGAACAATCAGTTATAACACAGTAGGCTCACCATCAACAACAGGTACTAATGCAACAGGTACTTGGAACATTGATGTGCTTGGTAGCGCTGGCTCAGCTACTAACTTACTTGGTGGTGCTGCCAATAGAATTGCTTATCAAAGCGGATCAAACACAACAACTTTTATCACTGCACCAACAACATCAGATACTTATCTTAAGTGGAGTGGGTCTGCTTTCACATGGTCTACCGTATCCGGTGGTGGTGGCGGAGGAAGTACAAATTTAGACGGAGGTGCTCCAGATAGTAGCTACCTTGCCGTTGATCCTATTGATGGAGGAACACCGTAATGCCAGTTCAAGTACAACTACGCCGTGGAACTACTGCTCAGTGGTCTACTGCTAACCCAACACTAGCTTCCGGTGAAGTAGGTGTTGATACATCATTAACCAAGTTTAAAGTAGGTAATGGGTCTACTGCATGGAACAGCCTTGGTTATGCTACGTTAACTTTCCAAGGTGCTTACGCAGGTGGCACAACCTATTACCCTAATGATGTAGCTACATATAATGGCTCTACCTATGTATGTATCCTACAAAGTACAGGTAACTTACCTACGAACACAACGTATTGGTCTGTATTAGCTTCTAAAGGAACTGACGGTGAAGTAACCCTCAGCACTGCTCAGACACTAACTAACAAGACTATATCCGCTAGTAACAATACGTTAACTGGCCCTGATGGTACAAATCAAGTTGGTTACTTAAACGCTCCTCAAAACAGCCAATCAGGTTCTACATACACGTTAGTACTTGGTGATGGTGGTGATCATGTTTACTTCACTGGTGGGTCTACAGCAACACTTACAGTACCAACCAATTCATCTGTAGCCTTTCCTACAGGAACTACAATCTTAGTGCTCAACAACAACAGCGGTAACTTAACGATCTCTGGTGCTGGCGTTACATTTCAGTTAGCCAACGGAACCACAGGCAACAGAACGGTGGCGACAAAGGGCATGGCATCATTGCTGAAGGTTGCTACAGATACGTGGTGGGTAACTGGGCCAGGAGTGACCTGATATGGCTGGTAACTTAACAGCAATGATAGCCTCCATCTTTTCAGGTGGGGTTACAGCAGACCC